TTCCGAAGATTATCGTTCATTGCTTATTGCAAAGTTTCCAAATATTGATTCTATTAATGTGTGGGGCGGAGATGATAATATTCCTCCAGTCTATGGTAAAGTGTTCATTTCCATACTACCAAAATATAATGGAGTATTGACTACCGCTGAAAAGGATATTATTAAAAATGATATCTTGAAATCGAGAAAGACTGTAACGATTGTTCCTGAATTTGTTGAACCATTCTATTTGAATATCAAACTCAATACTACAGTATACTACAATTCAGATACAACTTCAAAATCTGCTTATGATATTTCGGTTGCTGCTACTAATGCTATATTGGAATATAACAATACAAACTTGAAGAAATTCGATTCAATCTTTAGATACTCAAAACTAATGGCTGCTATTGATGGTGCTGATATTGCTATCAATAGTAACATATCGACTTTGGTTATTGATAGAACATTACCAGTAAAGTTTAATGTTACTACAAACTATTTGTTTCATATTGATAATCCTGTCTATAGTGCAGGAGTTCCTGAGGATGCAGTAACCTCAAATGGATTCTATGTTTTTGGTGATAACACAAATATTCAGTACTTGAAAGATGATGGATACGGAATTATTCAGAGATACTATATTGATCCAATCACATTATTGCCAGTCTTTACTAATACAAATCAAGGTACTATAAATTATTCAACTGGTTCATTATCACTGACTGCATTACATGTCACTAGATTAGCAAGTACTGAATTGATTATCTCATTTAAAATGCAATCCAACGATATCTTGTCAGTTAGGGACCATATTGTTAGAATTGAACCTGCATCATTAACAGTAACATCAATTCCAGAATCTGGTAGTTCTGGTTTAACTCACACCTTTACTGCAAGTAGATAAAGATGACTTATAAAATACCAGCTGTTTCTGTTATTTTAAACCAGTTTCCTGAGTTTACAAGGGAAGACTATCCAGCGTTCATTAAATTTGTAGAATTATACTACAAACATCTTAACGATACTCAGGTTGCTGGTATTGGACAAAGTTTTGATTCTATAAGAGATGTTGATAATACTCTTGATAAGTTTATTGATGAACTATGGAAAGAATATGGTATCAATTTACCAAGAACCAATAGTGTCAATGACAGGTACTTTTTAAAGCATATCAAGGAATTCTATTCTGCTAAAGGCAGTGAAGAATCTTTCAGAATGCTATTCCGCCATCTGTATAATACAGAGATTGAAATCAAGTATCCAAAAGAACAGATACTGAAAACTTCAGATGGCACATGGACACAAGATATTTCTGTTCTGGTAAATGTTACTTCTGGCGACATTTTCAGTATCATTGACCAACAGATATCTGTTTTTACTAATCAACAGACTATTAAAGTAATTGCTAATAGAGTACGATTACTTGATGATGGTAATTATGAAGTATTTCTTGATAAATTCCAAAGAGATTTAATATCCATTGGAAGTATTCTAGTGTTGAATGATATGAGTGCTACTGTTGTAGAAACCATATCAAAGATTACTGTATATAAAGCAGGAACTGGATTTTATGTTGGTCAGATTTTCCTACTACCTTCTGTTTCTGGTGCTAATGCTAGAATAAAAGTTACTAAAGTTGGTCCAATTGGTGAACTTATAGAAGTCCAAATATTGGACTTTGGATCTGGTTATGTTTCAGATTTCAATACTACAATTGTTTCTGGCTCGTCGAATTCAGTAATAATATCAGGAACGCTAACATCACAGACTTTGGGATTCATTGATAGTGGATTTATTTCTACTAATTTCTATTCTGATTTGGATTATACCTCGGGTTCGTATTCTGGTGAAACTATAAGAGAATTTTATACACAGATAGATGTTCCAGAAGGAACATATTTAGATGATGAAAAAGTTGCAGTATTATTAGTTAATGTAGGAGCTATTAGAAGATATCCAGGTTTCTATTCAAATAGTTCTGGGTTCTTATCGGATGCATACTACCTTCAAGATGGATATTATTATCAAGACTTTTCTTATGTCATATCTTGTGTAGAATCTATCAATACTTATAGAAATATTATAAAGTCATTGTTGCATCCATCTGGATTCAAAGTATTTGGTAATCAAGTATTCAGTAATAAATTTGATATTATTGGTGCATTACAACTTGTCAACCGATATTTCCAACAGGTACTTTCAGACGTAATTGAATTGGTTGATAGTAATAAATATGGATTGACTAAACCAATAACAGATTCTTTATCAACTGATGATTATGATATTCTATTTCTAAATAAGGTATTAGAAGATTCTATTAACTTATCAGATACTAATATTTCTACTTTAAGTAAACCAGTAATAGAATCATTGTCAGTAGAAGATTCTAGTATTTCAAATATGAATAAATCTTTATCAGATTCTATATCATTTTTAGGAATAACTTATTGGGATTCTTCTTATGCTGATATTGATTATACAGATCCTAATATTGAACCAGTAATAACAAAATTTGGTTCTACTTATTCTATTGCATTAACAAACTAAAGGAACAAAAAATGCTCAATCAAGAAAGTTTAAACATAAAAGGTGAGTTAACTATTGAAAGATTTGATATATCAGGTCAATTAGTAGAAAAAAGAAAGATACCAAATTTAGTAGTATCTTCTGGTAAGAATTTAATGATTTCAAGATTATTAGGTACCACTGACGGCGTAATGACTCACATGGGTGTTGGTACTGGTGTTACTAGTCCAGTTATTGGAAATACTGGACTAGAAACACAGTTAGGTGCTCGTATTGCTTTAACTTCAGCTACTCAAACATCAAATACTGTAACTTATGTTGGCACGTTTAATGCTGGTGTTTCTACTGGTGCTATTACTGAAGCTGGAATTTTCAATGCTTTAACTTCTGGCACTATGTTATGTCGTACTACATTCCCAGTAGTTAATAAAGCAGCAGGCGATTCAATCGTGATAACTTGGCAGGTTACAATTTCTTAAGGAAGTAAAATGACAGCAGCAATTTGCCCATTAATGCATAATGCTATAGCAGATTCTATCTATAGTAGCATAATCTCAAAATCGTCTAAGTATTACTATTTCTTGGGCAAAACTGTACCATATACTTTAGTCAATGGTGTCGAGCAAGTAGAAACTCCTGACTCTACTTACAAATATGAATTATCAACAAGACGTGATATTATTTCACTTAAACAGATTACTAATAATGATGTTAGTTTTGTGGTGCCTAGAATAGACTGGACATTAGATACTATCTACGACCATTATGATGATTCATATACCGAAGATAATCCAGCTCAATCTGGTGCTACTAGTATCAATGATGCTAAATTTTATGTACTAACGTCTACATATAATCTTTATATGTGTTTGGATAATAACTACGATTCTCCATCTACAGTCATGCCAACTGGATATGACGTATTGCCATTTACTACTAGTGATGGTTACAAATGGAAATATATGATGAACATTCCATTAGCATTAAGAGCCAAGTTTCTTACTGGGTTCTATATGCCAATCACTAATGCTATCAATAACATTTTCTATAATAATGGTGCCATTGATACTATTACTATAGATACTGCAGGAACGGGTTATCCTTCTAACACAACTGCAGCAATTACTGTTACTAGTCCTGAAGTGTCAAATGGTTCATTTGTGGTTGGACAAACTTATATCATTACTAATCTAGGAACTGCTACTTCACTTCAAGCAAAATGGAATACTGCTGCTGGAACTTCTAGTGTGACTTATGCTGTTGGTTCTATATTTACTGCAGCTACTAATGGTTCCAATTTAACTGGAGCAAAAGTCAAAGGAAATGGTGCAGTATTAAAACCTTATGTTTCTACAGTTGACGGTTCAATTGCTTCTGTTAAGATTACTAATAGTGGAACAGGATATCCATCGGGTACCACATTAACAGTAACTGGAATTGGCACTGGTAAATTTACCGGTAATGCTACTGCATTGCTTACTCCATCAATCGTGAATGGAGTTATTTCTCATGTAGTAATAACTGATCCAGGCAAAGATTATAATAATAATGCAACCAATCTTACTATACAAAGCGACACAGGAATAGATGCTCGACTTTCTGCTATAGTAGAATCTGGACAGATTGTTGATGTGATTATTGATAATCCTGGTTCTGGTTACAAAGATGCTAAAATAACAGCAATTGGTACTGGAGGATCTGGTGCTAAATTGACTGCTATAGTAACTGGCGGTCAACTTGATACCATTCAAGCTAATGTCGAATTATTGACAGTTGATGGTGCTATCGATTACATTAAAGTTGTTGATGGCGGTTATGGTTATTCTAACATAACTGTTAATATTACTGGTGATGGTACTGGAGCTACTGCTACTGCTAATATTACTAACGGTGTAGTAACTTCAATTGATATAGTAACTAGAGGAATTGATTATACTTACGCCAATATAATACTCACGCCAAATGGTGGAACCAATTCTACTCCTCCTACCGCTCGTGCTATAATATCGCCAAAATATGGACATGGTAAGAACGCATTATCTGGATTATTTGCTAGCACCTTGATGTTCTATTCTACTATTACTCAAGATAATAGCACTGGATTTACTATGAATAATGACTATCGCCAATTTGGTATCATTAAGAATCCAACTCAATATGACTCTACTCAGTTATTTTATAATAAACTTGGTATTGCTTGCTATTCTGTTAATGCTACTGTATCGAATGGTATTGTGGTAGAAGATATGATTCTTACAGATTCGGATGGTAAAGGGTATGTTGTCATAGCAAAAAGTTCTACTAGTTTACTTTTGCAACCAAGAGACAATTCTACTTTGCTAACTGGTACTACATTGACGAATGGAAATATGTCTGTCTTTGTTTCTTTCATTAACTATGAACCTACAGTTGACAAATATAGTGGCGACTTATTGTATATTGATAATCGGTCAGCATTCTACCAGACTTCAGACCAAACAGTAACATTACAAACTATCCTAAAATTTTAATAAATACGCTTATAATTTACTGTTACAGATAAGGAATACAGATGCTTAATTTCTCGGCCGATCCCTACTATGATGATTTCGATGAGACCAAACATTTTCATAAGATCTTGTTCAAACCTGGTTATGCGGTTCAAGCAAGAGAATTAACTCAGCTTCAGACTATTATCCAAAACCAGATTGAACGATTTGGCAATTGGGCTTTTACCGATGGATACAAAGTTCATGGTGGCGATACTTCTCTCATAACCGCTAATTCTATTCCTATCAATTCATTCACAGGAACTTCAGATTTAAGTTTCTTTAAGGACAAGATTGTTTATATTGGTAGCATTAGAAAAGAAGTAGTTCATACAGAAACTATAAACGGTATTGATTATATCTTTACTGTAGATAAAACTAATGGTGCTATTGTAGAAAATTCGACCTTGTTGGTTGAAGGATATTCTACATACTCATTGACAGTTGAATCTTCTACAGTAACTACAATTTATGGCCAATCATTATTGTATAGATTACTTCCTAGCATAT